TGTGTCTTTACGATTAACTTTAAACTGAAGAGAACTATTCCAAGATTTATTAATATTTTGTTCATCTGTCATAGTAGTTCCATTAAGCTCACCCATAGTTATATGATCTTCAATATCGTAATCATTAATATCAGCCATAAATTCAGCCTTATAATAATTAACGAAACTCTGCCATATATTCTTATCATCTAAGTTTTGTAATTGATTGGCAAGAGCTATAAGATTATCAGCTTTACTTTTAAGTTCTTTATAGATGGCTTCATCTTGAACAATAGCTTTTATTTCAGCAACATTCTTACCTTTATCTTTAAGTTCTTTAGATCTACGATTACGATAATTCTTAAGTTGAACTGAATAACCTAAATAACCTAAATCCGGATTAGCATTAGAAGCATATTGAAGGATAGCTTTAGCAATTATATCTCGAATTTTAATACCATTTTTGAAATCTTTATAATTAAGATTCTTAAATTCAGATTCACTTCTAAAGGCAATAGCAGCAAAAATACGATTCAAATACATTTGCTCACTATCAGCAATAAAAGGATAATCATCTTCATATAGAATTTCAGACTTCTTAGCAATATTCGTGTTCCATAATTGGCTTATTTCCGGCTCTCCTTGCTCGTTTAATGGCACGGTAATACTTTTGATCAACCTGTCTATATTATTGCCGTAAATGCTTTGAAAAGTGGCAAATTGAGCGTCTGTCAGTTTGCTATTCTGTATTGCACGTAAGAGAATCCAATCTCCATTCTCGGATGTGAATGCAGTAGATTTAAGAGTTTCATAGTCAGCTCTAGCAACAGCACGTGCTTTAGAAGCATCAAAAGGATAGAGCTTTTTAGCCCTATCCCAAAGATCTTTAAAACATTTGCTATCAACATATTTATCACCGACTTTAATTTGTGGGATAACATTACAATCTAAACCCATAATATCAGTTTTATACGTTTAACAAATACGTTTATTAGTTTCATCAAAGTTAGTATTTTTATTTAGACTAGCAACCGAATCATTTAAATATTTTGAAATATTAGTTGCAATAGATGAAGAATCAGATAAAGACATAGATAATTTAAGATCACCTTCAATATCAACATAATCATCATCCCAATCAATATCTTCATCTTCTTCAATTGTAGTATCAATAGATTCTTCCGTTTGAACTTCAGTTTCAGTTTCAGTAAGAATAGGAGATTCAACTGTAATTTCAGCAGACGTTCCTCTCTCTACCACATCTCCTTCTCTACCGGGGGCTTCTAAGCTCCACTGAATGCTACTAATTGTAACATTAGGATTCATATCTCTAAAGTCTTTATTATAAATTCTATTAATAGTATCATTAAGACGTTCCATTAATGAATCTGCTTTAACTTTAGTATCAATAACTCCAAATATCTTTTGAAATATATTAAGTAATACCTTTTTAAACTTATCCCAAAATGTAGGAGTTTCAATATCTTCAGAACCTTCAATTCTATCAGTAGTAGATTTAAGTTCATTAAGAAGTCTAAATATACGAGGATCAGTTAAAGCATAAGTAATAATTTCAGATACAGCATCTTGTCCATTAATTACAACTTTAGCTCCATTTTTTCTAGCTTCTAGCTTACGAGAAATAGATTCATTAATGCTAGTAAATTCATTAGTTATAACTTGAATTAATTTATTAACAATACCTCCATCTCGAAGCATATCTTTTAAAAACTTTTCTCTATCATTTAAATCGGTTTTACCAGCAAGTTCTTGACGAGCATTTGCAATAGCTTTAGTAAAGTCTTCAAACCATGCTTGCCATTCTTTATTATTATAATCAATAAGAGCTTCACGTTGAGCAAGTTTCTCAGGATTATTAATATCTCGCATAGTACTATTAAAGAATTTCATAATATAAGTATGAATCATCTCATGTGCTAGAGTACGAGTTAAATAACCTTTATGTGCTTCTTCATTTGCTAGTTCCCAATTATAATTAACATCAATTCTAAATTGATTACGATAAAAACCATCAATATCAGTAGAAGTTTTAACAGGTTGAGCAGAACCTTCACCTTTTTCAAATACTTGAGTTCTACTAACAGTATGCTTAACATATACAGGATTTATACCAGCTTCATATTCAAGAATATTAGAAAGTTCTGCAATACTACTCCAATCTTCTTTATAACGCTCATTATCTTGAACAGTTTTAAGTAATTCAACAGGATCATAGAAACGTTGAGTAACTTCTGAATTATTATCAAACGCTTTAGTAGCAATAGAAAATTTAATAGGTGAATTACCAGAAATAGATACATTGCTTACAACATCTCCGTATTTATTTTTAATATACGCTACATCAGAATATATAGCATTAGTTGCCATATAATATTCATATATATCTTCATATTGATCTCCAGTAATTGGATCTGTATACCCAGTAGTATATGAACTATCATTAGAATCTTTAGATACAGCAGCTCCATCTTTAAGACCAAATTGACGAACCATATTTGGAATTATACTATTAAGCTTATTATTAAACTTTTGAACATCAGATGGAGTATCAAGATAATATATAGTATGTGGATAACTAGGATGATTTAAAGCTCCATTATAGTTAGAAACATCAAGTTTATTTCCAGAAGTATAATGAATAATTGCTTCACGTCCATCAATATACGTTTGAATAAATTTATGATAAGCAATTTTACCTTTACCTTCACCAAGCACAGCTTTCATCATAACAAAGCGTTTACTTCCATCAGCAGTATTACCTGATTGAAAATAAATATCATCTTGTGTAGCTGAACTTTTTTCACTACATATAATAATATTTTGAAGTCTATTAGAAATTTCAAGTCTAGCTTCAGTTATATTACCGCTATTTAGAGCAAGAATTTCTTTAATAGCATCACTAATATATTTATTATATTTATTTAATTTATTAATACGAGCTTCTTCAGTTTCATCAGTAATAGATCCCATTATAGTATTAGGACTTGTAGGAAATAAAGTATTAATCTCATCCGTTTGAGGAATAACAACAGATATTCCTTGTCTATTACCAATAAATATATCACCAATATGATTACTAGAAAATTTATTTATATTTTGAATAATACCTCCAGTTTTAGGATCTCTAGCAATACCAGTTTCATCAATATAAACAATTTGAACTCTAGGTTTACCTTTAGAATCAACAACATCTTTCGTAGGTTTAATAGATTTAACTAAAGAATTACGATGATGCATAATAGGTAATCCTTGTTTAGCTTCTTTATCTTCTGCACGACCTTCATCATTAATTAAGACTCTACCTGAGCTAATATGACTTATTCTAAAAATATTAGAACCAGTCATGCGAATATCATTACGTATAGCTTGATTATTTTTAAAGATCATTTCATGACGATTGATAGAATCATTAAAATGTTTCTTAATTCCATTAGCATTTATAATACTTTGCATATTTGAATTAGTAATTCTAAATGCAGGAAATAAATCAAGACATATTTGATATACTTGATTAAATGAAAGAGCAACATTATTAATATCTATTTCACCATCAGTAGAACCTTCATATTCTGAATCGACTATACTAGTGAGAGTTTCACTATCAAGAATATTTTTAATTTGCTTAGAAGTTAAATTAGAATATATAAGTTCTTTAAAAGCATTCATTAGAGGTTTAAATCTATCTTTTCTAAATAGATCAAAGATAATCTCCATGTTACGTTCAGAATCTTCTCTATCTTTAGCAGATATATTATTACGAGGTTTAAAAGCTCTATCATAATGAAACATGAATCTAAAGATCTCTCTTTGATATTCAGCAAATATATTAGCCATTTCATCGGTAAATGCAAATTTACGTGGATAATATTGACCATTTGCACCTTCAACAGTATAAGCTATACCTTCTATAATAGTTTCTAATTTAGGGATAGAACCTAATTTATATTCTTTACCATTTCGATTAATAACTATATCATATGTAGCTTTATTCGGATTTTCTTCAAGATTAGTTCTTACTACAGAAACTTCATCACCTTTACTAATATCTGAAAGTATTTCATATATACCTAAATTAGAAGTAATAGTATTATTTAAAATATCTTTTGGAGCACCATTAGGATCAAACGTAATATCAAGACCTTCATAATAAGTTTTACTAATAATTTCAGGAGTACGATTAATAAAATCAATTACTTGAGATTCATTAAGAGGTAAACCTCCAGTAGCTTCAGTATCTATAAGATCATAAAAGAAACTATAATTATTATAAAGTTCTTTATAAAGATTATCTTTAGTTTCTCTAAATTTAGCATTATAATAATCACGTCTATTACCAAATTCAGTTTTAAGGAAATTAGTAACATTTATAATAGACATAATCTCAGGAATAAGATTTTTATAATTATCACCTCGATATTCACGCATACCATTAACGAGATCATAATAATTAATCTTAGTAGTTCTAAATCCACTTTTATCACTAATAAAAGCAACAAGAGAACCAAAAAGATTAAAATTATCAATAAAGATACCTCCTAAATCTTGAGAAATTAAAGCATATTTATTATGAAGAGTTTCATCAAGTCTTATAGCAATAGCATCTGAATTTAAACTAGAATCACTAGTAAGAATCTGAGCCATTTTAGATATAAAATCTGATTCAAAAGAAGCATTAAGAGCAGTATTAATTGAATTCATATCTAATTCCCAATCAGAATCTTTACTATAAAGACCTTTTAATTCATTTAAAGCATCAACAGCTATTTTAGCTGAACTACCATCATTTAATCTAATTGTATTATTATTACCATCGATATTTATATATACTGCATTAGATAATTTAATAGCAGCATCTATAATTAACTTTTCTGGTTTATTAAGTTTACCATCAGTAAAATATTTATTCATTAGATTTTTAATAAAAGCATCACTATCATATTTAGTACTACCTTTAGTATGTTTTAATAGCTTCGGAACTAATAGTAAAGTATTCAGCATATTTGAATCAAATAAGGCTGAATTTGCCTCATTTTGGCTCAATAGAGCCACTAAAAATTCATTAATGGATTCTAAATCCACCCCTTCAATTTTAAAGTCTATAACAGGCTGATTTGAGGCTTTAACAAATTCGATTGGTATATCATTTTGATTTTCAATAGTAGTATCACTTTGAAATTCAGTAGTAATACCATTAGCTTTAGAAGAATCTTCTGTAACTTCAGTTTTAAGAACAGTAGTTTCATCTGTAGAACTCTGTTGAGCTTCGTAGCCCCCAGTAGGGGACAAGGACTGGTCGCGAGAGGAATCTCCTGTATGTTTTGCAATAAGAATATAATCATCATTAGGATTGCTCATATTAGCAGGAGTAAGCACATAACGATTAATTTGACCTTCAAATCCTTCAAGACGAATACCAGCATCTTTACGTGGATTAGGAGTATCAAGAACTCTATATTCAACTCCACCTATAGAAACATAGAGAGCATATTTAGGATTCTTACGACCAAGATTATCTTCTATAGTATCATTGATTAAATCAAATTTGGTTTGAATTCCTTTAGCTTCTTGAATAATTTTATTAGTAAGTTTATTAATATCAGATTTAGTTGTTTCTTCAAGACCAAAATGTTCATCAGCTAAGAATGAAGGTAAAGGTTTACCACTAGCTTTAAGAACTTGTGCTGTATAACGACTTAAATGTTGAAGATAATCATTAAGTTCAGCACTAATATCACCTCCAGTTTTATTAGGTATATATTCGATTTCTTGTCCTGTAACAGCATCATTCCATTTGAATCTATGTGCCATAAATATATTATCAAATAGAGAATATTTAGCAGCAAGTCTAATAACAATCCATCTAAGATCTGTTATAGTCATAGTATCAAAAGAATTATCTAAAGCTTTTTCAGTATTAGCATTAAACTCTTTAATTTCATTAAGAATCATTGCGTCTTTAGAAGATAAATTTTTAGCTTTAAGTCTATTATTTATAATAGTACTTATAGGAGTATCTAATACTTGAGATTCAGATATTATACTGTTATAAACATCAGATGCTTCTTTAGATAAACTATCAATACCTTTAAAATCTGTATATGATTTACCAAATGTCCCAGAACCTATTTTAGGTTTATCGGATGAATCATTTGTTTTAAGGTTATTAATATCTTTATCTAGTTTAAGCTGACGTTCTTTTTCAGCATTAATTGCTGCTGTTTGACGATCAATTGCAGCTTTACTATCAGCTTCTTGTTTTTTCAATCTAGCTAATTTAGCTTTATATGCAGCTAAACGTTCATCAGTATTTGAGAATTTAGCTTCATCTTTTTGTAAAGATTCAGATGACTTATAAGTATCAAGTTCATTTATTAAATCTTTATTATTAGAAGCTTTGATTTCATCTTCATATAACTTGATTTCATCTTTAAGATTATTATAGCCATCACCATTAAGATAATAATCAAGTTCAGCATTGATAGCTATATTACGTTTATCAAAGAACTCTTTAGCTTCTTTAGGATTAATAAGATTAGCTAACATAGTTCTAGCTTGTTTAGCTGCATCTTTATCATCAGAATTAATATCTAATTCTTCTATAGCTTTAGCCGATGTATCTCTAGTAGCTTGAAGTTGCTTTAATATTTTGTTATTATTTTCAAGTTTACTATTAGCACCTTTAAGAGCAATTTTAAGACTTAATAGTTGTTCTGGTGTTGCATCTTTAGAAGCATCAGCAATAGATTTTTCAATTTCATCAATTTTAGTTTTAAGATTAGATATTATATCATCATAAATTCTAATAGCCTCTTTAGTAGATTCTAAATTAGCAGATTGTCTAGCATATTCATTAAGAGCTGCCTTTTTGTTAGTTCTTTCTGTTTCATTAGAATACTTATTATCAACATAGTTATTAAGATATTCTTTAGATTCAGCTTCACGTTTAGCATACTCTTCAGGATTAGCCGTAATATTAGATATTTCAATTTCATTAAGTTTCTTTTGAGCTTCAAGATTAGCTAGACGTCTATGATATTCATATTCGTTTTTGTCATTAGAACCAGCAATTGAATCAAAATGATCTTTATATATACTTTCAACAGCTTCTATTTTATTAAGTGTTTGCTCAAAGTAATCAGCATTAGCTAGAAGAGATTCTCCTTTATCAAGAGCTATTTGTTCTTCAGCAGTAAGACTTTCATTTCTATCACGTCTATCTTTAAGAGTTTGAATTTCTTTAAGAGAAGCACTCATATTTCTAAGCATCTCTTTATATAATTCGAGAGAACCATCTAATTGATTAGCTGCAATTTGATTAAGAATAGCTTCTTGTTCTTTAAGTTTAGCACCGACTATATCACCATTAGCTAAAGCTTCAACTATATCATCAAGCCCAGAACGCATAGATTCAACAGCTGTTTCAAGACCTTTTATATATATTTGATCTCTTTCAATACCTTTTTTATTTAATTTACTTTCAATGTAAGGCATAACAGCTTGCATTCCGGCACCACCTAAAAGACCTCCAATACCTTCAGTCCAAATATCAGCATCACTAAGATAACTTCCAACACGTTGATTAAAATCAACAAGAGCATCTGTATCAGAAAGTAATCCAAAATCTCTACGAGCTGAATGAGAACCTTCTTTCATAGAAATACTCATTGTCATTTCATCGACCATTTCAGCTAAAGAACCAGCAGCAAATCCACCAATACTTTTAAGAAGTTGATTACGTTCATTTTGAGGCATAGCGTTTAATGTACGAACTATAGCAAATTTATCACCAGTTGCCATGGCTTTACGTATATTAGCTCTAGTTGCATTACTGAGAGTTCTAGCGGTACCTATAATATTCATCCATTCAACTACATCGTAAGCAATATTAGACATAGATCTCCAATATCCTCTTGAAGCAGCAGTATCAGCATATTGATCAGCCAAACGTTCTATAGTTTCATTAGTTAAAGGAACTTCTTCAAGACCTCTCATCTTAAGAATAGGATTGCCATTCTCATCATATTCGGTATAATTCTTATAATTATCAAGAAACCATTGACGTTCTTGTTCATAAATACTATAAGCTTCACGAGAAGAATCCAAAATACGACCTATAACAGCAGAGCCATAAATATCAGCTAATTTATTAGCTCTAGCTATAGCTTTACCCTTTTGAAGTTCTGTACCTAACTTAAATAAATCTTTAGCATACTTAGATTTATTTCCAAGATTCACAGCTTGTCTAAAAGCTTTACCTAATAACAAAGAAGCTCCACGTGCAGGTAACATTATACTAGCAGCACTACCCAAAATTGAAGGTACCATAGAAGCCCAATATCCACCACCTTTCATACGATCAAGTAAATCACCAGTTTGAGCTTGTTCAGTCATATAAATAGGAAATGCTTCTCTAGTTCTTTCATTAATAGAATTACCTATTCTTTCTAAGAAATTACGAGTATAAGCTTCATCATCTCCAAATAATTTAAAAGGAAGTGCAAGTATAGAACCTGCACTTTCTATTGTACCTCCAACTATTTCTCCTACAGTTTGAACAAGAGCATTACCAATTCTATCCCAAGTAGATTGATTTCTTGCTCGACTTTCAACATAATTACGATAATTAGTAGGAGTAATACCTATATTTCCATTATGTCTTTTAGTAAGATTTAGAAATTCTTTATTACTCATTCGATTATCAGGAGATTGAGAACCGATTTGATCGAATGTAGATTTAGTTACATCTGTATAATGAACTCTACCATCTTCACCAAATAAAGGCATTGTTTGATATGTTTTATCGTTTGGCATATTATCTGTTTAACATTAATACATCATTAGACCAAAAGTTTACATTATACGCAGCTTTCTGTTCAGGAGTAAGATACTGAGTAGGAACAAAATTATCTTTAAGTTCATTAGCATGATTAAGTTTATATACTAATGCTGGAAGATTTCTGCGTAAAGCATCATCATTTTCAAAAGCGAAATTAAGATTACCTTTATTATATTCAACGTCAACATATCTGTTAATAGAAGGGTTATATTGTTGAACATTAACTTTATAAACACCGGTTTGAGTTTTAGTTATATTATACTTAAAACTACCAGATGTTATAGGATAATAATTTCCAACATTATGAATGCGTTTATCTGCAATAATAGTTTCAATTGCTTGAGAAATATTTCCTACACGTTGATTATTAATGGTATTAAATCTATTTAAATCACGTGCATTAGGATCAGTAATTATAGCTAAATCAGCACCAAGACCTTCAATGTTTCCACTGAATGCCATAATTTCATTAGCGGTTTGTCTTTGATAAGCATCATATGGATTAGTCATAGCTTGATTATAAGAACATTGCGCACCTTTTCTCATAGCATCTCTAAGAGCCATATTTGCACCATCATCGTCTGTATAAAGAATAGCTTCTTTTTGTACTTGGTTTTCACCTTGTGCAGGAATAGTAACTTTAAGATATAGTCTTCCAGTAGCATCAGAGCCAATAGATAGATTCTTAGATGATATTTGATAAGCTGCATTACTACCTGAACCACTTTTACGAGAACTAAATATATCAGCAAAATCTTCACTAGAAGTTAAAGGCATACCTATAACTTTTTCTAAGAACTTAGCTTTAGTAGGATCATCTCCTAAAGATGCTGTAGCAAAATTCCAAACACCAATATTATCCATTAGTAGTCTACCTATACCATCAAGAGCATCACTAAATGCAGCCTTATTATTACTTATAGGAGTAAATAAAGTAATAGGTGTTGTTTGTAATTCATAACCTTTATTTTTAGCAGTAGTTAAAAATCTTTGTCTAACTATATTACGGATTTCATCTTTAGGATCATTAGGATTTTTACCATAACCACTTTTAGCTGTAGAAGAAACTAAATCAAATCCGATAAATAAGTTATTACCATTTTCTATATAACTATCATAAAGAATATCAGTTATAACATCTATTTTATCAGATATAGTTTCAGCTTTAGCAATTATATTTTTAGCTTTATTTTTATTTACATCATCTGATAAAGAACCTTTAACATCAAGAAGATCATTTACTGTAGCATTTATACTTTTAACATCATCCGCATTTGTTAAATCAAATTGACTATAAATAGAATTAAGCATAGCATTATTTTGCTTAATAATATTTTCTGCATCAATAGCAGATTTCTCGGCTTGTTGATAAAGATTTATACTAGTAGGATCAGTAGCATTTGCATATTTAGCCATAGTGGCTTTAGCATTATCTAGAGCATCAGTGGCTGTTTTAATATTTGCGTCTACTATAGACATCATTGTATTAGCTGGAAGATTTGCTCTAGTAAATCCAATAGCTTCTGTCATTTGCCCTTTAATCTTCTCTAATTGCTCTCTTTTAGCTTTAAGAGAATCAAGTAATAGATTGTCGAACCATTTAGTATCAGTCTTACTTTCAATAGCTGTATAAGCTCCTATTTTAGCCATATTCAACAATGCACTAATACTATTTTGAGTATAAGCATTATTATAAGCTAATCCCATTCGTTCTTGATAATCCTCATCGGTTTCACCTTCTTTTTGCATTAACTCCGGCATAGATCGCATTGTACCTTCTTCTAAATATCGTTGCATTACTAGAGGATCACTCATAGCAATTTGTTTTTGAGAAGAAGTTAAATTAGTAAAACTAGAGTTCATTAACATTACTTGTTGCATTCGAGGATCAGTAGCAATTTGTTGTTTAATCATATCGGAAACTAATTGAGCATTAGTACCACCTTGTTTACTATTAAGCCATTTATTTAT